AAAGAAGTAATATACGTTTATGACAATACTATATTAGAATGACCGTTATTCGCTATTCATTACACAGCGTCTAAAGATTTCTTAAACGAAAGAAAATACATCACCGGTACAGTTTATGGTAAAGATGAACGTATTGATTTTGATGATAAGAACGGCAGAATTACATTTAAAGAACGTTTTGTCAACCCGTTCGGTGAAGTTCAGATAACTGAATACATTGAAAATGATGAACGTATAGGTGCTATTGAGCCATTAGTAAGCTTACAAGACGGATATAATCAAGGGTTAAGTGATAAAGCAACAGCTAACGCTTATTTCTCTGATTGTTATATGAAGATAATAGGGGTTGACCTTGACATCGACGAGTACGACGAAGAAGAAAACGCTAATCAATTAATCGCAAACTTGAAAGAAGAACGTATAATCTACATTCCGAAAGTTCAAGAAGGTGTCGCACAACCTCAAATAGATTTCCTTTCTAAGCCGTCTAATGACGCCGGTGAAGAAAACTTATTGAATCGTATTAAAGATGATATGCATACTATCTCGCATATTCCGGACTTTAAAGACTTATCATTTAGTAATACAAGTGCTGAAGCTATAAGGCTTGCTATGTGGGACTTAGATAATGTTTGTATGGAGAAAGAAGACAATTTCAAAGAAGGACTTTCAAGACGTTATAACTTGGTGTGTATTGGTAAGAACAACGCACAGTTAGTTAACACTATTAACGACTCTGATATAGATTTCTTGTTTAGTCGAAATATACCACAAAATATTACTTCTGAACTTGATAACGCAATTAAAGGACGTAGTTTCTTATCACAAGAAACAGTACTAGAAATGATACCGTCAATAGTGCCGGACGTACCTAACGAAATTAAACGATTAGAAGAAGAAAAGGAAAAATCTATAACGGATATGTTTGTAGGTGATAATCATGAGCATTAGTGAGGACTACTGGGAAGAACGTGCCGTTGTTGGAATGGAGCGTAATAAAAAAGAAACTTTATTAATTATTAAGGAAGTTAATAAGGAGTACAAAAAGAAGCTTAAAGAAATACGTTACGAAATAGCAGACTTTTACGCAAAGTATGGTAAAGACAATGTGCTTGAATATAGCAAAATAACAAGCAAATTAGACGACGACGATTTCAATACTATGATAAGAGATTGGGATAAATTCGTTGTTAAATATCCGGACATGAAAAGGTATCGAGATATTAGAATGGCATATTATAAGTTTGATAGATTACAAGGACTTAGTAATAGAATAGCGTTACATGTGGCAGAACTCGGAAAGACTGAAGAAGAAATGTTAAGAGGAACATTACGAGGTACATTCAAGAAAGCTTTTAAAAACATTGTAGGGTTGTTCAGAAAACAAAAAATAATAAGTCGTGATGTTGAACTTATGAAAGACAAGCGTATTGATAATATGATACGTCAGAAATGGTTCGACCATAATAATTTCAGTGATAGAATATGGAAAGATAAAGCGAAGTTACAACACTATTTAGACACTAAATTAATCAGCGATATGGCGGTCGGTAAAAGTTATGACGAAGTAGCGGAAGAACTAGCAAAAGCGATGAATACTCATGTTAGTAACGCCGGAAGGTTAATCCATACAGAAATGAGCAATATTCAAAATAGAGCGAATTTTGAAGGTATTAAGAAAGCCGGTTTCGAAGGTTATAAAATCGTTGCAACACTAGACGCAAGAACGTCGTCTATTTGTCGTGGAAAAAATGGTAACACTTATTATATTAAAGATTATCAAGTTGGAGTAACGGCACCACCGTTTCACCCTTACTGTCGAAGTACGATATTTGGAGTAGATGACGTTGAAGGAGTTAATAGCGATGATAACAATTAACGATAAAAAAGAAATGATGAAGATCCTAAGAAAGATTGACGAATACGTTGAGCACTTCGACGAAGATTTTCCGATTTTCGAATATATAATAACGCCGGTTGAATTCGGTAGTTACAAAAAAATAAAAGAAGTAATTGATAAGGCGATTAAGGAAAATAAACCGGTTGAACGCCCCGACGATTACGACTAACTTTGACCTTAGCATGTCACTAAAAGGCTAACTCATACGGAGTATAACTGATTTATATAGTCATACGGACTTTAAACGGAAGGAGAACAAAATGTCAGAAGAAGTATTAACACAAGAAGAACAAACACAAGAAGAACAAACAACTGAACAAGCTAGCGATAAGGTTGAGTTCAACGAAGTACAGCAGAAACATATCAATAAATTGATAGCACAACAACGTTCAAAGGCTGTAGAGGACTTTAAGAAACAACAAGAGAATGAGAAGTCAGAAGCGAAGAAACTAAGCAAAATGAACGACAATGAGAAGCTACAATATGAATTTGAGAAAATAAAAGCTGAACTTGAAGAAGCTAAATCGGTAAAAGCACGTTATGAAATGGAGAAAGTAGCTACATCTATTTTAAACGAGCACAATTTACCGGTTAATGAACAAGTGTTGAGTTTTGTTGTAAAAGCTGACGCTGAACAAACACAAGAAGCTATTAAGACGTTATCGCAATTAGTAAACGATACGGCTGAAGCTTTATTAAAAGAAAGAAACAAAGGAAATATACCAACGAGAAGCAATTCAAACGTTAAAGCTTCTTGGGAAAAATGGTTATAAAAGAAAGGAATAAATTATGGCAGTAGAAATTAAAAAAACACATGTAGCGGATAAACATTTAGGAATTGTTAACAAAATCGTTCAATATAACTCATACACAACACCGATTGTTGTTAGTGATGAAGATATTGAATTAAACGGGAGAACGTTTAGAGTATTAGAGACTAACGAAGCAGAATTGACGGATTACAAACGTAACGAAGCCAACACGATAACAACATTAAAAGCTGATGAAGTTGATTACGTTTTAGACATTGAGAAAATGTGGGCAATGCAGTTAGATGATTTAGATGTTAGAGATTTAAATACAGAGGTTGAACAATATCAAGTTGCAAAACAAACTAACAAAGTAGTAGCACCTTACATTGACCAACTAAGATTCGCAACTTTAATTGGTAATACAAACAAAAATATCATTCCTGTTGCTGATAAGGAATACGACGCAGTGCTAGACGCTAGCATTGAGTTAGACGAGTTAGCGATTAGTGGAACACGTTATTTATTTGTTACACCTACATTCTATAAAGGAATTAAAAAACGTATTGTAGAGTTACCACAAGGCGACCGTGATAATGGGGTTCGTTATAAAGGTGTAGTCGGCGAGTTAGACGGTGCTATTGTTGTTAAAGTTCCTAACAAGATTTTAAATAACGGAGCAACAGCAGAAAATGGAGTAAGTGCTGTATTAACGGTTGATAATGTATTAGCGTCACCTATTCAAGTTGAAAAATTTGAAACTGGTCGTTTAGGTGCTGGACGTTTTGGATCATACATTCAACAATTACTTTACACTGGAGCGTTTGTGTTACAAACTAACCAACCAAAAATTGTTACTATTTCTAAGAAAGTACCAACAGCTAAGAAAAGCGGTACAGCAGTAGCACCTAAAGCATAGGAGTATAAGCTATGATAGATAATGTTAAGGTTTTGCTTGGGCTTACTGACGATAGTCAAGATAGTTTGTTGTCTATCTATGAAAAACAAGCAAAACAAAAAATTTGTAACCGACTTGGGTTGATGAGATATCCGAGTCGGTTTGATTATATCGTTGATGATTACATTGTTTACAAATTTAGAAGAAGAGGAACGGAAGACAGTTCAAATATTAAAGAAGACGTGTTAAGTAAAACAATACTTACCGACGATGAATTCTTTAAACAGTTCGAAAAAGAGTTTGACAAATACTTGAAAGACGAAGACAAGCGAAGTCGTAAGACGACGTTAAGGTTCTTACGATGTTAGCTAAAAGACGTAAATACACAATATACCGCAAAAATAACCTAAGTAGTAATGAGTGGGGAGAAGTAGTATCCCAAAAAGAAGTAATTAAAGAAAATATAACGGGTGGAGCACCTTATTTAGTAATGATAGATGTAAAGGAAGATAAGTACACAACTAAAAAGAATAGTTTACGTATTGTTATTGACGAACTACTAGAGATGAACGAACACGATTTACATATTTCTGACGGGACTAATGAATGGAGGATAACTCAATTAGTGCCTTACATAACATTTTTCAATAAAACGTTGGTGTATGTCGAATGATACGAGTTGAAACTTTTGAATTTGAAGTACACGAAAATATTAAATCGAAGTTAGTTCAAAAAATGCACCGAGCCGGTGAAATAGGTCGTCAAGTAGCGTATAAAAATTCTAGGGTTGATACTTCAGACATGCGTAACTCAACAGAATTTGAAGTTGAATTTCAAGGCGGTCTATTAACGTTAATGCTTGGACAAGGTAATAGACAAGTGAATTATGCGAAATTCCAAGAACTCGGAACTAAACATTTTGAAGGTACGCACCATGTTAAAAAAGGTTTATTTAGTGCGGTTAGGGTGATGAAACTGAAATGATATTAAAAGATATAACTAAATTTTTAAAAGTCAAACTACCTAATTTATATGTCGAACGTCAAGAAGAAATCAACGTCGAACAGTTCGGAGTGTTAGAACTCGACTTATTAAGTGTTGATGAGAATTGTGAACAATGGATAGCAACGGTGTATTTATACACGGATAAGAGATTGATCCGTAAACACCACGAAAAAATAAAAGAGTTAATGGACTATTGTCGAATTAATGGTTGTGTTAAGTACGACAAAACGGCGGTTAATATATATACACCGCAAGTCAATATTGTCGGGAAGACTGAAAGACACTATGTTCATAGTTTGGCAATACCTATTAACTTATATGAAGGAGATGTGATTTAATGGCAACAAATTTAGAAGCAACGGTTGGTGCTAAGATTAACGATGTCGCCAACATTTTAAAAGGAACAACAGCACAAGTTTACGTTAAAGCTAAAGGTGGAAGCAGTGACGCTCGTTTCTTAGGGTGGACTAAAGGAGTTTCATTCGAAGAAGTAGTTGAAAAAGCGTCAGCAGTTGGTGACGGTGCACTAGGAACTATCGCCGGAACTGAATATTACACTAAACTAAACGCTAAAATTAAAGGGTCACTTTTAGAAGTAGACGAAGCGAATTACAAGGATTTCTTCGGACTTAAAGAAGTGACGGGAGTTGGAGCAACAACTCACGGTTTCACCGAAACAGGTTTAACAATTAAAGAATTCAAACGTGAACCAATTATCACTAAAGACGACACACTTGAATATTTAGAACTAAGATACTTAGATTTAAATAAAAACGGTATGGTGTTACGTCTTAATAACGTATCGAAGTCAAATGCGTTTAAATCTACATTCGGTGATAAGAGTGAGTTAACTGTTGAATTCGAGGTTGAAGCACTTTACGACCCAGCTAAACCAACGGAAGTGCCTTGGCGTTTATATACTGTTAAAAAGAATGGATAATGAGAGGGGTTAAACACCCCTCTTTTTTTTAGGACAAAAAGGAGTTGTAGAAAATGGAAGATAAGAAAATATCTGAAAAAATTGAAATAAACGGGAAAGTTTACAAAAAAATCGAATTAAAAGGGCGTAAATTATTTGAGTTTATGCAGTTAGCAAGAGGGAAAAACATTGACCGAAGTGTTTACTTTAGAAATATCGAGGTTAAAAAGTTTCGTGATCCAATCATTAAACTAGCTGAAAAGTCTAGGAAAAATAAAAAATGTAATGGTAAAGATTTTGAGTGGATAATCGAAAATATTCCGGTGTACCGTGATGAATTCGTATCAATAATGGTTAGTTACATGGAATTATTAACAACAGAAATTAATAAAATACTTATTGAAAGTGATTACGACGATTTAGTTGAGGTTATTTCTGTAGGGTTTCAAATGGAAAAAGAGGTTGTTGAAGAATTTACTGAAGACAACTTTATGACCGCCTTAGCGATTATTAACGACGCTTTTCCCAGTGCGTAAGCATGTTGCCTTATCTTACTACACTTTCTTAAATATAGACGATGTAGAAGGACGGTTTTACGAGGAAATAGACATATATTGGCTTTTAGTTCGTGAGTATGGTCGTGAATTAGTAAACGACGCTGAAATTAAAGAGTTAATAGAAATGTATGCAATGCTCGTTAAAGAACGAAGTTGTAATATTCATCGTGAAATGTATTTTGCAATGAAACCGGAAGAAAGCTACATCGAATACCTAAATAAAATTATCAAAGTTAACAATGTAGTAATTTCTGATTTCGAAAAATCTGAAATTGAAGAAGTTTTCGAAGGAGTGTAGATAATGAAATTATTTGATATATATGGAACATTAAAACTTAAAGGATTAGACGAAGCTAAGAAGGGTCTTAACGACGTATCAAACCAAGCTAGAGAAACCGGAACAACGGTCAACAGCGTTTGGTCTAGAATGAGAGCAAGTGCCAGCAGTGTTTGGAGTTCTATTCGTAGCAAAGCTAAAAGTTCATTTAGTGGAATAGGTTCGGACGCCAACAGTATCGCCGGACGAGTAAGGTCAGCTTTCTCAAGAATAAAAATGCCGGCTGTTGTTACAACGGCGTTTAAAAGCAGTTTAAAAAGTGCTGAAGCTGTCGCAAAAGCGTCGGTTAGTAAAATACAAGCGATATTAGGTTCAATCAAGAACGGAATGAATAAATTAACCGGAGCAATATCCGGAAGTGTTGGCGGTTGGGGTGCTTTGCTTGCCGGTTTAGGAGTGGCAAAGGCGACTAAAGAGGTATTTTCATACGCTAACAGTTTAGACCAAGCGAGGATAAATTGGCAAGTGTTAATGGGAAGTGCTGAAAAAGGTAATGAGATGTTAGAGCGAATACAAAAGTTCGCTAAAGATACACCTTTTGACTTTGACAGCACGCAAAAATTCGCTCAACAACTTAAAATCGCCGGACTTAACGGCGACCAATTATTTAAAACAATGCAAGTAATCGGGGACGCCGCACAAGGTAACGTTGAAAAAGCTGAAGGAATAGCGACAGCATATCAACAAATGTCAGCAAAAGGTAAGATCCAAACCGAAGAAATGAACCAATTACTTGAACGAGGTATTCCGGCGTGGGATATGTTGGCAAAAGCAACAGGTAAGTCTAAAGCTGAATTAATGGATATGGCGTCTAAAGGTAAGTTATTGTCAGATGAATACCTACCGAAATTAATCGACCAAATGGACAAGGCGTTCGGTGGTGGTATGCAAATGCAAGCGAAGACTTTCCAAGGGCAGTTGGACCAATTAAAAGATAACTTCTTACAGCTTGGAGCGAAAGGTATTGCACCGCTTCGTGAAGGATTGAAACATTTAATGAGTGACATTAACGACGTCTTTGACGGGAAAATTTCAATCGGTGAAATGTTCGCTAAGTGGGGTAAAGCTATCTGGAACGGTCTTAAAAGTCTTGGTCGTAGTATATTAGATTTCGATTGGGGTGGTCTTGGTAACTCAATAGGTAAATTTATTCATGATTTATTCTTCAACCTTGGCGGTTCGCTTGGCGGTCTTGATTTCAAAAGTATCTTGTCGGGATTATGGTCGGCGTTCAAGGGAGCGTTAGAACTATTATTCGTAGATTTACCTAACTTTTTAGGTGGTCTAATAATCAGTTTAATAACGGGAATGTCAACGGAAGAATTTATTTCAGTGGCTGGCGATTTCTTTTCAAATATTGGTAATTGGATAAAGGAAAAATGGAACTCACTAATGCAAATGTTTAGTGGTGATAGCGAAGGCGGTATCGCTGAAGCTATCAGCGGTTGGTGGGATAGCATCACCGATTCTTTATCGAGTTTTGGTAACAGTATTAAAGAATGGTTCTCGTCAATTTGGAATAGTATTTCCGAAACATTTTCTAATTTTCCGGAAAAAGCCGGTGAACGTATAGCGACGTGGTGGGACGGTATTTCTTCAGCGTTGTCTTCTTGGTGGAATACGGTCAGCGAATGGTTCTCAACAAGCTTTAATCAGTTAGTTCAATGGTTTGCTGATGTGCCGTCGAAGATAGCTTCGTTTGGTTCTTGGTTATGGAGTGCAATAACGGGCGGTCTTGTTGCCATGTGGTCTATGGTTAGTAGTTGGTTTACTAATTGTTTTAATCAGTTTGTAGAATGGTTCTCGCAAGGAGCACAAAAAGTTACTTCTTGGGGTTCTTGGATATGGGGTGCTATCACCGGAGCGTTGAGTTCTATGTGGTCGACTGTTAGCAGTTGGTTCAGTAATAACTTTAATCAATTCGTTCAATGGTTCCAACAAGGAGCACAACGTGTTACAGCGTGGGGTTCATGGATATGGTCTTCTGTAACGGGTGCATTGAGTTCGTTATGGTATAGCGTTAGTAATTTCTTTAGTAATTGCTTTAACCAACTTGTAAACTGGTTTCAACAAGGTGCTTACCGTGTATCGTCTTTCGGTAGTTGGATATGGGGTGCTATAAGCGGTGGTTTAAGTGGAATGCTTGGCAGTATTTCAAGTATAGGTCGAAGTATTGTATATGGTGTTTGGAATGGTATTGTAGGAATGGTAGGTTGGTTTAGAAGTCAAATTTATAACTTCTTTAGTAACATTGTTGACAGTGCAAAATCAGCACTAGGAATTAACTCGCCGTCAAGAGTATTTAGGGACGAAGTCGGACATTGGGTTGCTCCCGGAATTGCTGAAGGGGTTATAAAAAACTCTGATGTCGCTATAGATAGTATATCTTCGTTATCTGAACAAATGGTTAACGCTTGGGACGGTGAATTCAATACTAACCTTACCGGTTATGGAACGATGAGTTTCGACAGCGAAACAAGTGCACCATTTAAAACACTTAGTGATAAATTCGACGAATTATCAACGGCATTTCGTAATATAGAGTTTGCCGGAAGTATTAACGTCGACGGTGAAAAATTAGGTGAAGCGGTGTATATGCCGTTAAATAATTTAATTGATGAAGGAGGTCTATTCTAATGAATTATTTCATATTGAACGGTTGGAGTATTACAGCAGAAGAAGGAATTTATTTGCTTGATAGCGGTCAAGAGCGTTCAAATAAACCACGTTTTGAGAGTGAGAAATCATTCGGAGCGAACGGTAATATTAATATATTTGAAGAAGCGTTTGACACATATTCAAGAACGTTTGTATTCCAATGTAACAGCCGTGAAAAACTTGACTTATTAATTAGTCGTTTTTATGGAACTGACATGAAAGTTGAAATTTGGAATAGACCGGAACATTTTATTTATGTTGATTTTAAAAACACTGTACCGGTTAAGCGTTTAGCTGAAAATCAATGGCACTGTAAGTTTCAATGCGATGTTCAGCCGTTTAAATATTTAAAAAACTCACCAACTAAGATTTTAACATCTTCGGGAAGTATTCAAAACTTGGGAAACTGGCGTAGCGAACCGAGAATAATTGTTGAAGGTAACGGAGAAACAACTTTGACTATCGGTAAGCAAACAATGAATTTAAATCTTGATACTAAAATGACGATTGAGTGTAAACACCGAGAGCAACACGTTTTAGATAAAAACGGTAATCTTGCTATATCAAGAACAAGAGGCGGTTTCTTCGAGATAGAAACGGGAATACAACCCGTCGTATTTGGTCGAGGAATCACAAAAGTAACAATAGAACCGAGGTGGCGTATTAGATGATTTATATCGCAACAGACAATTTCAACGACGGCTTTCCACTTAGTAACGCTTATGACGATGTAATTTATCAACAAGCCAATAGCGAGTACTATTTAAAATTTAGATTTCCGATTGACCGCTTCGGTATTTGGAAAGAGTTGACATGTGAAAGAA